TATCTGCTATATAATCTATATAAACTGTTTCATAGTCAGTCAATAATCTTGGTTGATCCACATAATACAATTCAAACTCAGTTTGTGGCGATGTTCCAGCATCAGATGCTATAAACACTGCTTTTGGTGTGCCAATAATGTCTGCTGGTAACGCATACACATACTTCCATTCTGTAACTGGAGTATCCACTGTTTGCGCTAATTGAACTTTAACCTTAGCAAACGACCAAGGATAAATTGATAAAATATACTTTTTTAAGTCATCATATAAACGATCACAGATTTTTGCTGAATCTGTACCTTCAGTAAATGAAGAAATCTCAGAAGCACCAAGCATTAAAAGTGCATCGTTGCATATTGTTAACTTGCTATCTCCTGCTGCCATATAATCTCCTTAAAAAAGTATGCCCTGCCGAAGCAGGACAACTTTATATTACTTAGTCAGAATCAGAAACTGCTCCGATTGTTGTACCGTCACTAATGTCTACGACACCAGATGCGTTAGATACGACAACGTGCATAGTAACTGTTCTTGTACCACCAGTTGCTCCATGAACAATTATCATGTCACCAACTGAAAGTTGGTCTGATAAGTCATTAAAGTAACCAGCAGCATCTACTGCTGTATGGGCATCAGTTGTTGTATAGACATACAAAGCTGGTAAATCACCTGCTCTGCCCTGTCCAGCTAATGCTCCAAATCCTGCTCTTGCATATGCCATATTATCCTCCTGTTATTCACGACAAGTGACTTCAACTATACCAGCTGTATCAATACCAACAGATCCAGCAGAGAACATAGAGTTCACTAGGAACGATGATTTCTCAGCAATATAGTTAATTTCAGTTTTCTTATCCATGTTAATAGCAAGACCACAAGCATTTTTATGCCAAGCTAAACATGTACGGTCAGATGAACCATCAACAGCTAGTCCGCCTTCTGTTCTATCGCCAACCATAATGAATTTAAAACCTAAGAATGAATCAACAGTTCCTTGAGCTAATGCTTTAGTTGTGTTGACATCAATAGTTTTTACATCACTATCGTCTAAGAACGCAGCCATGTTATTAGCATGACATAAGAAGAAACGATCTTCGGCTGGAACACCTTGTTGGTCCATTTTCTTTTTAGTTTCTAATACTTTATCAACATTTAAGTTAGTGTTAGAACCGCCAATAGAATTAGCAACTGTTAAAGATGTACCTGCTCCATCTAGTGCATCAATTACTAATTGGTCCATTCTACGACCAACAGCCATTGATACCGCTTTTACAAGCTCTGCTCTTTCGTCAAATAATACTTTGCCGTTTGTAAATATATCGCTATATTCAGCAGCATTGAAATCAGACATTGTAGCTGTTGCTTGTGTGTGTGTTAAGTTCATTGGAGTTACATCAGACTGTGGTATATGTAAATTTGCCACACCTGATCCTAACTTGTTGAACTTATAAGTATTACCTTGAACGCCACTTCTTTCACGAACTGTACCAGCTAAAGCTCTATCGTTTTGATAGGCTTGCTTTACTTCCGCATCAAAGATGGTGACGAAACTTGTACTAATAGATGTACTCATAATATCACTCCATAAAATTAAATTAAATTTTACGCCAGAAGTTGTCCATTTTGGGCTTCAAACTTGTAGGTACCGCCTACCACGAGTCATTTGACATTCAAGGGCAGATGTACTGTTATCCTTATTGTGTATTCTATAATGTAATTACAATACTTTGCAACTAAATTATATAATCTTCATTAGGGTTGTCTGGTACTCTTTGTTTAAACCATTTTTGAACTTTGTTTCGATAAGATACATCACTTTTATATTCTGGAGTTCCTACCATTTCATAAAGTTCTTCTAATGTCGGCACACCTTCAGTAGTTGGTTGTGCTACAGGTATATTACCTTCACCGTAATAACGTCTAAGTTTTTGCAAAGCTCTTACACCATCTGCTGTTCCTGCTGACATTTTTAATGAATCCAACTCTGTTTCGTTTAAAATACCTTTTTTGTGTAAGCTATCTACCCATTCAACTGTAGAACGTATAACTGTGTCTGCATCTGGTCCTAATTTAGCTTTTTCTGCACGTACGTCTGTATCATATTGTTCTAAATTAGCCATTTCAGTATCAATATAATCTTTAGCTAAAGATTCAAAAGCAGCTTGTGATACACCATGTTCTTTAGCCCAACCTTGAAACTTGCCCAATAAAGCATCGTCTTGTGAAATACCTTTTTGTTCTGCAAAAGATATATCATATCCTTCTTCTGGCGCTTTGTGTTTACCTTGAGAAAAGTTTTTTTCTAATTCACGATACGAGTTAACTAACCCTTCAATGTCTGGACCATCTGCTTCATTCCAAAATTTCTCAGGAAAATACTCAGGTCTTTCATATTCGACATCTTCTTCTTCGGTAGCTACAGTTTGCTCAATTGGATCAGCTCCATCAGGAACTAACACATCTTCAATTACTTCTGGATTTGCTTCTTGTTCTGCTGCTTGTTCTTCTTTAAGTTCGTTTAGACCATCATCTAATAATGATTCTGCTTGTTGATTTTCTGCCATTTCACCCTCTTGCTCTTTGCACTCGTTTTTCAATTTCCCTTACAATTGAGTTTTGCCCTTCACGACAATAACCATATGATGCTGATTCCCCTGGTATAAAACTAGGTTGTTCAATTGTAATGGCTCTTAGGTGTTTTAACACCTTTTGTCCATCCTCAGTATTAAAAACTCTAAAATAAAGTCTATTTAATTCCTGTGGATCTACAAAATCTTTGCTGTCTATTTCTTGTTCGTCTGTTAATGTTAATTCATCCCAGCTCATTTAATTACTCCATTGGTAATTCTTGTTGATCTTCTTGTGGTGCTTGTTCTCCTTGTTCAGCCATAGCTTGCTGTTGTGCAGCTTGTTGCGCCATCATTGCTGCTTCTTGTATTAATGCAGCTCGTTCTTCTGGATTATTTATTAATTCTGCTGGTATGCCTAATTTTTCTGCAATATAATCAGCAACTTCGCCTGCTTTAATTGCAGTAGCACCTTCTGGTCCTAATTGAGCAACTATTTGTTGAAATTGTAATACATTACTAACATCATTTTGATTTTGTGACATAGCAATTGGGCTAACTGGTTTTACTTTTATTTCTAAACCATTTACTTTTAAAGGTAATTCGATCATTCCTTGCTCATCCATAATAGCTAATGTTCTGCGAATGATTGGATTCATGGTTTCTGATATCAATCGACCAAAGGCACTACCTAAGTTCTGCGCTAATTCTTGTATACGTTGTTGTATTTCAGTTGCACTACGTGCTGACATATCATCTCTTGGTATTGATTCATCTAACAATATTTTTTTAATTGACATTTGTAATTGGTCAATCACAATTTGTGATAACTGTGGATCACCACTACGAGCTAATGGTTTTAATGATTCACCCTGTGGTCCACCATTTCTAGCTACTGGTATAATAGCGCCAGGTTTTAAAGTAACAGTATTAGGGTTTAACACCCCATCGTCTGCTGCGGTATACACACCTGCAATACCCAGTGATGCGTTTTTAAGCAACAATTCTTTTACTTTATTTAAAGTTTTTATATCAGGTATAGCAACGGTTAATGGTCCACGACCATGTACTTCACCTGCTGCTTTCATATATCTTGATATAACCCATGGCGATGATTTTAATTCACGATGTAATAATTCATATTTTTCTTTAGAAAAACATAATTGATAATGATACACACCAGTTTCTAAATCTTTAATAGTTGATTCTAAAAGCTCAACTTCTTTAATAGGGTTATCACGCACCATATCGTTTAATGTTGAATTTAGTTTAGCATCTGGGTACATAACCTGTATTTGTTCAGCTTTGCATTTTATGTTTCGATAAACATTTTCAACCTTTCCATACGCACCTTCTTCAAAACAAACTAAATACATTGGTATTGATGTAAAGCGAATTGGGTGTAATTCATCACCAGGTTGTACCAACATAACACCAGTACCAACCGCTAAGTCTAATAAAAACTCACCCATCGCTAAATCAAAATTACTACTACGAATCACAGAAAACATTTTATCGCTGTAAATATCTAAGATTCTTTGTACTTCTACTTTTTGTTCGTTAGGTATGTCATTACCAGGTTCTAATCGACACCAGTTAGTTTGTGGTGGAAATAAACCTGATTGTATTCTATTAGCAAATCTTTGTGTTGAGTCAATCGCTGTACTGTCAAATACGTCTGCCATTTTGTTTTGACCAACAACACCGCCCTCATAATAACCTTCGTATAAATTACGATTGGGTAAAGCAAAACGATAGCAGTCCTCATACACTGATTCCCATGTATCTTTTTTAGCTTTTGCTGATTTATATCTTTTGGTAATCTGCCCTATGGTTGGTTTCATGTTTTCTTTTTCCTGTAAACATCCTTTGGTGATCCCATAGAAAATTTACCATTGCTTGCTTTTGCATACTCTTTAGCCATCTTAACACCGCTTGCTGTGTATTTAAAATGTCTTGTTTTTCCTGTTTTTGGATTGGTAACTTTTGGCATATTAAACTCCTGATTGTGCTTTGCCGCCTTGTTTTTGCATTGCTGCAAATTGGAATGAAGCATCTTTACGTCTACGTAATCGTTCACGTCTAGACAATGCTGATTCTGATTTACCCAATGTTTCTTTTTCTGGTTCTGGTTCTTTTAACACAGCGCCAGTATAAGCCTTACCTGTTTTTTCTTTAAAAATATCAGCTGCTTCTTTAGTGACTGGTTTTAAATCTTGTTGTGCTTGTTGCAATGATTGTCCTGGTGTTATTTCTAATCTTCTTTCAAAAGTTGTACTACCGTCAGGCATTTGAACTGATTTAAAAAATTGCTCAAAAGGATCTCTTTTTCTCATCCCCATCATTTGCCCAAAACTTATCATAATCTACCCTAAAGTTGTTTTCTTCACACCAGTTTCAGCATCTTCTCGCAATGGTGAAAGTAAAGAACGTCTACCACCGTAACGCTGTCCACGTTTACGTTTTTGCAATCCTTGCATTTCATCAAGACGTTCTTGTTCAGTACGAGCTTTTTCTGCCGCTAATTCGTCTTTTTGCCTTTGTTGCTCATCCAAAACATCTTGCGAGATTGGTTCTGGTGCTGGCATTTTTGGTTTTGATAATATTCCACCCATAATTATTTCCTCTTTTTCTTAAAGCCAGCTTTCATATTAGCGTAGGCTTTATCTGAAATAGTTGATTTAGATTTAGGGCGGCTAGTACCTGCTTTCTTGCGTGCGTTAATGTTTGCGTACAAACCTTTCTTGCCTGGCATAGATCCTCCTAATAATATTTAGCATACATTACATAATCTGACTTATCATGTCCAAACTGTTTCATCAGACCTTCGTAATTGAATTGTAATACAGATGCCCAGTTCTTTGCAACTTGATTATCATTATGAACAATTACTTGCAAACGATGTAATGCCATGTATTTTGCACCATAATTTAATACAAACTTAGCAGACCTGGTTGTTGCTACAGGGTGTTTATTAAATATTTTACTGCCTAAACACCATGCTTCTGCAACAGATGGAAATACGGTAGCAAATCCAAAACAAGATGCTATTTGATTATCGTACAAAACTGTAATTGCTGGACCCATCATTTGTAATGCTTCAATGTTGGCTACTGTTTCATCGTAAGTAACGTGATACATCGTGTCAGCTATTCTGCGATCTAAATAATACGCATCATCGTTTTGGTACTCACGATAAAGTATTCTTTCATTCTTATTTAAACTATTGTAAAATTCCACTAATCCTATAGGGTTTTGCGAGGTTTTTGACACCCCTCTTTTACCTCGCATCTCTTTAGTTTTAGAATACATTAAAATCCATTCTCGCTGTCGTTTGTTGTTGCCCACCACCTTGTGCATTTTTACGAGTGAGGATTCGATGCTCTCCTCCTCCAAGCATCAAATACCCAAACGCATCTCCGATGTGGGAGAAATTGTTTTTAAACGGTACATCTTTAAATCGTTCATACCCTGCGCCAACTGCTTCTCGTTTAAAATAATACCCACCAGCCAGTGCTTTTCTTAACATTGAACACTTTTTATCCACAATCAACCCAGCTTTACCTGCAATCAATCGGTTCATTGGCATCGCACCTGCTTCCCTACGTACCTTAAAATCGTTGCTCACCGTTGGTCTGGCGTTCATGCCTTGCGTTCTGAGATGGTCAAACGCTGTAACCTCAAATATTTCATCCCTTTTACTCCCAGCTGGATCACCCCATATCTTAATATCTTTAGCATTGGGAAATAATTTATTGATTTCAACCTTTAATTGGGTGGTAAATCGTTCTAACCCCATGTCAAACGTCACCAATTCATGCAGTATGTGCCAACGCCCATTGTCTAAACGCTGCCCAAACACTGCAGCTGGCGTTAGTCCAAAGTCAAGTCCTATTTGTAATGGGTATTCTGGTAGATATTCTATTTCTTCACTCATTAGCGAATCGGTATATTCTTGCCATACGGCACGCCCTTCTTGCACAAACACATATTCACCACCTGCATAACAACGAATCCAATCTAAGTTCTTACCACCTAACATTTGTTCGTAGTAACCTTCCGTTAGGTTATCAATGTTTTCTGCTTTATCATTGATTGCCCAATATTTGCTACCTGCGTAAATAGCATCTTCATAATTGGCATCAACTTCTTTGACACCTCCTGGTTGCTTGTAAAACTTCCAAGCATACTTACCCTTCATCTTTTCTTTCTCAGCCAACCTGTGCCACCAATGGTCGTCATCAGGTGGGTTGGTGTCCATAATAATAAATCGATGGTTACAACCACCATGTGCTTTGGTTGGATATCGACCTACCCTATGTGTCAAACCATCAATTACCGCTTTCGGTAGTTCTCTGGCTTCGTTTACCCAAGCACCTGTCAGTTCGAGTGACAATAACTTACGGACATCTTTGGGTGTATCTAATGCTAAAAAAATGACTTCCATGTCAAGACCTGCCAGCTTCCCTTTTGGCGGTAACTGTATGTGGTGTGTTAGTGGAGGACTCCAACGCATCTGTCCCCAGGTTGCTTCACTGAATATCTCAAGCCACGTCTTGATCGTAGTGGTTCTAAGTTCAGGATAAGAGTTACGTACAATTACAAAGCGACTGTGGCGAGTATTGTCCAGTGGTGAGACTGGTTGTTGTAATGCACGTAACATTATTTCAGATGCACACGCATAAGATTTTCCAGAACCTACAGGCCCCATCAGTCCACGTACAAAAGAACCGTCATTTAAAAACTTCCATACGGTAGGACTTTTGCTGAAATCTAAGTTTAGTGCGGTAACATCAGACTGCTGATGCTTATTGGTTCTGCGCTTGGATATATCTTTGCTACCTGATACTCTCGCCATATTGTATTAACCTTATAAATTATATTCCTTAATGGTATCAATCCATGTATTAGGAATGTTTATAAGAGCATTATATTCGTTTTCTGATTTAGTACAAGCTAATAATATTCTCTCCTCATTGCGATCTACCAAGTGACCTATCGACACACATTTGTCTAGCTTGCAATTAGTTTTGGCTTCCTCTCCTGTAATCCAGCCATTTTCTGCTACAGCATCGTACCAAATTACCAATGTTACTTTAGTCTTTTTGCTCGGTTTCTTCATCATCATCTTGTTTTTCTCTCACGTCATACACTGTTTCTGGACCTTTTATGTTGATACCTAGTACCGATGGTCGGTTTTGTGATGTATCGACATTCAACATACCGTAATGTTTTGCTAATAAACGAAGCGCTGCTATCTTATCGTACATCTCAACCTCTAACTGGTTGCCGTATTGCGTTGGTGTTACCTTTATTTTCTTAATACTGCGCCTTGCTCTTTCTGTTAATGCGTCAGATGCAAGCATTGTAGTGTGTCCGTTGCTATCCCAACTAAGAATATCGGTTAATTCTGATGCACCAATGGCTGCTAACTCTTGTTCAACAGCTCCTCGCTTGGCTTCGTTAGGGGATTTAAGTATTGCCTTAGCTTCTTTTAGTGATAATGATTTAGCCATAAGCTGAGTATATAACTGTTTTAACCAAAAATCACAAAAATTTTGTGTCAAAGGGATATACGTAAGGGGGTAGGCGTGGGGGGCGTATGGTCGATTACAGAAAAATGATAGTATGTGCTGTATTATTTAACATAATAACGATTATGCGAATTAATAATAATTTGTAAGTCATTGATTTTATTACATATATGATAGTATAAGCGATTGCTAATATAGATATGTCTATTATTTCTATATATATGACTGTTTTATTTGCGCATTGGTGTTGTTTGTAATCATATATATAGGGGGTTATTTTTTTACCCTTAGTAATCCCATTATAAGTAATAGATCAAACATATATATTGCAATATTAGTTATATCTAGTATCATATAGGTGTAAGTTAATTAATAAGAGGGTAAAACAATGATGATGATATTTATAGTAGGATTCGCACTTGGTTTAATCTTTACATCTATTGTACTACTGATGATTATGCAGTATCAAGACATGAAGGATTTAGAAAATAGAACAGGCAATTATGCCAAATACAATAAGAGGGTCAAGTAATGAATCCAATTAGAAATCCAATTAAAAGAAAACCAAACTGTAGAGGTAAAGCAGACCAATACTTGTCTAATGAATACGACACTAAGATTATTCAAGTAAAATGTGGCACTACTGATATAGATGGTTCGACGCTTATCTGTAATAAATGTTCAGAAGAATGGATATTAAAATATCCTAATGGACTTTATGATGTGTATGGATCTGATGATGATTACAATGATAGTATTAATTAATAAGAGGGTTAAATAATGAGAAGAATATTAAAAGATAAAACAATATTTAAATGTCAAGGATATATTAATATTAAGAATAAACATATTCTATATATGTTACATAATTGGTTATATATTCATTTAGATATTATAGAAATTATTACTGATATAGACATAGAGAACTTATGTAACATATTAGCGCTGGAATCAATAAAAGATATTAAACATTACGAATACAATTAAAGGGGGTTTATAAAATGTATGATTATATAGCAATTGGTGTTGATACAAATGGATATAATGATATTGATGAAGATATTAGAGTATTCGAAGCTGCTAATGATTATGAAGCTAGGCATTATATAATTAATCACTATGACATTAGTTTACAATGGTCATTTGTTAGCAGCAAAACTGTAAGTTTAAATAAAATGTTAATTGTATGCTCAAAACTATTAGAGGGTAGAGATCCAAAGTTCTTGAATAGATTTACAAATAATTTAATTAATAAAGGGGTTTAATTATGATAAATACAAATACAAAAGAAGATAAAGATATACAACCACAAATATATATTGCTTGTTTAGCGTCATATAATAGTGGCATTTTACATGGTGCTTGGATTGTACCTTCAAATGATGAAGAAGAACTGCAAAAACAGATTAATGCAATTCTAAAAACATCAAAACAACCCTTTGCAGAAGAATGGGCAATACATGCTTATGATAATTTTCCTGATTTAGGAGAATATCCAAGTATTGAAAATATCTGTAAAGTACAAAATGCTATAGAACAATATGATTATGAATTAATTAATGCTTATCTCCAATATAATAATGATATTGATTCATTAGATTCTATTGATGATTCTTATATGGGCGAATATGATTCTTTTCAAGAATATGCAGAGCAATTTTTAATGGATTGCGATGAATTCCACATGATTCCAGATCACCTACAGTATTATTTTGATTATGAACAATACGCAAGAAATTTGCAGTATGATTATTATGTTGTCGAATCTAACAATCATGGTGTATATATAT